AAGATGATCGTCAGCATAAGTGAGAGTAATAAAGCTGTTGTGATCATGTAGGGTTGCCTCGTGCATCATGCGCGCAGCCCATGATTCGGCACGGTTCATGCGGCAACCGATACACTGTCCACAAGGGACAGTGTGAAGAGCGTCTGAACGCTCTTTGTTTGGAATTTGGATAGGCGTATAGCATCTGCTCATGTTTCACGCTTAGAGGCGGATTCCGCCTCTCATGGGCTTCGCCCTGAGATTTTTAGCGTTAGTTTTTGACGCTGTTTTTGAAAACAGCTTTTTTGAGCCAGAGCGAGAGATTTTTTTACGGTAAGCCATAAATTCCTTTTTTTTGACACCGTGAGAGGTGTCAGTGGGAACAGTTATAACAAGTAAGGTACTGTTCCCTTTTGACTACGTCAAGTTTGGGGCAGAAATGCCCAAAGGAGACTAACGCGCTACGCTTGTTGGGTCGGCGATGGTGATCGCCCGACCAAGATTTAAGGGGGATTGGTTAATTTTGGTTTCAGAAGAAACAAGAAGAGCCCCGTTAGGGGCTCTAGGAAGGGTCAGGAAGCGTTTTCGGGTTAAAGTGCTGGTACTGGGTTAGGCTTGGGGGTTTTCCGGGGTTTTCGTCGTTTTATCGTCGTTTTCCGGGGATTGGGTTTCAGCCTTGGGTACAGCTAATCCGAGAGATATTGCTTCCTGGAGGTTTGATGAGTCATCGAGAAATTCGATGAGTTCGGCAGGGTCGTTAGCGAATCGCTTACGAAGATGGGCAGGTAATGCGTCGAAAGAGTTTTGAGCGTTAATGACTTGGGTCATAGCAGTGCGAAAGTCAGAGAACTGAGAGAAGTCACCATATTGACCAGGTGACGTTTTAGTGTGGTTGAAGTGACCAGTAGCACGATATTTTTCAATGATTGAATTTACATCAGTGAGTTTTTTCATGTGCTGTTGAGTGCGAGAAGGTTTGTCTGAAGAGTACTGAACGCGTTTACGAGTTTTCATTTTTTATCCTTTAGGTTTGGTTTTGATAAGAGGTCCGTTAAATTTGTCACGGACGTCTTTGTCGAGAACTTTAATTACGGGTTCACGGCGTGTTTCAGGTTTGGCAGAAGTTGAATTGAATGTATCAAAGAGTTTTTGAATAATGCGACCGCCTTCGCGGTCTACAGTGTCCTTAATTCCGCGAGATTTTAATTCGCGTTCTTTGAGTTTTGTGTCAACCAATGTCTGGTTAGTCTGAGCAACTTCTTTAGCAGCTTGAGCAGTTTGAAGTTTAGTTGAAGACTCCATTTGAGCTTGAGCAGTTTGAGCTTGTTGAGACTGAGTGCGGGCGGCAGAGATTCCAGTGTAAGCCTGAAGGGCAGAGTCAGCGAGTTTGGTACGTGAAGCTGCACCGACTTGAGGTGCCGCTGTGTTAGGCACAGAGGCTCCGCCTTGTTGGTAAGCGAGCATTGGATTTAAGCCAGCCTTTTTCATGTCTGTCATAGCTCGTTGATAAGAAGTGTTGGACATTTGTTCCATCCAGCGGCGATTCATCTGATCGAGTTTGATGTTGTACTCATTGGCCGCTTCCTGGGCGCGGGCGTCCCCGATACCAGGAATTAGGTTAAGAGCATCACCACCCCCGAGAGCATCGAGGGTGGATTTGCCGGTGAAGAGTGAAACAGTGTTACCGAGAGCTTTACCGATTGAGCCGAACATGCGTTCTCCTTAGAAGTGGTCCACGAGACCCGGTACAGAGTACATAGGCATAGGACGGACACAGTCGAGATCGAAGTAAGCATCAAGAATGAGGTCCGGTTCCGAAGGAACGGCTATTACTCGGTCCATAGGAGGGTCTTCCTGAATGAATGTTGAGTTAAGAGCCGGAAGAGAAGCGAAGTCCTGAGCAAGATGCCAGAGATCGAGAGAAGCAGGATCGTTTGAGCGGAATTTACCAGTGACCATGTTTGGCTTGTATTTGTATTCCGCGTATCGCTCTTGATAGCCGAAGACGTCGTCATCGGCGGCAGTGCCTTGAGCGAAGATTTCCTTGTTGAGAACAGCTTGTTCTCCAAGGTGAGAGAGTGCTGGCCAATAGAAGTCATAGCGTGTTTGGCGAGACCAGAGCCGGTTAAGACCTTGTTGATAATTAAGGTCTGCTCTGATTGATGCCAGTCCGATGATGTAGCCATGTTCTGTGGCTGAATAAGAGAAGCGTCCAGAGTTCGAAGAAACAGTCCCGACACCGGCAAGTTCGCCTTGAACTTCGGTTGCGGTGGCTGATGTGTTTGCGACTGGGGAGATTCCGATTCGGTCTGAAGTACCTCCAAGATATTCAGGGCGCTGGAGTCTTTGGTCTGGTGATACCACGCCAAAGTGTGCGCGAAGAATTTCAGTGTAACGAGTACCGCCGCGCATATCGCGTTCCAAGAGTTTTTGGATTTGGAATGCTTCGCGGATGTCATTGATAGAGGCTGCAGTGGCGGAAGCTAGATCAGCATACATATTTTGGTCAGTAGAGTTAGGGAGAATACCGGTATAGGTACCTTGTGTGGTTCCATAACCCATAGACTGTGTAGGTGTAGCAACACGCTGAACGACAAATTTGTCCTCAGCTGTAGTGGTGCCAGAGAAAACATCCCATTTCACAGGAGCTTGAGCACCAAGAGGAAGTAAGACAGCGTCGCCTTTTTGAGGCGTAGGAAGACAACTTGTAAAGTAGTCATGGCGTTTGCCTCGTCTAAGAAGTGCGAAGTCGCCGACTGCGTCGGGTCCGTCGTCAGTGTTGATAGTGGGAGAAGTCTGTAAGTTTTGATCGCGGAACCACTCTTTGTAGATAAGGTTATAGGCGCGAAGAGGAAGTGAGTTTACGTCAATGTTGGCTGCGACAAGAGTCGGCAGTCCCATGTAGTCGTAAATTGTTTGGTTAGAAACGTTGTTGATTGTGACTGTTGGCACGAGATAATCAGCGGAGTCTGTTGGATTGTTTTGTTCTCCGTTGAATTTTTGCCAATTGTCCCAAAGTAGTCTTGTTGGAACGAAGAAATAGAAAGTATCAAGATAGAGATTGTCCATGATCGGCTTTAGTGGTGTTGCCAGTCGTCCGAACACATGCTGTCTCATGATGAATGTGTCTGCGGGTAATACTTCATCTACGAAGATAGGGACTAGGTATCCTGCATCCATTGTTGTGTGAAGGTTGCAGTCTCGTTTGAATTTTGCGCGGGGAATTTCCGCGCGAGGGACGGTGGAGAAATGGGTCTGATTTGATGAGTGCATACGTTACGCCTTTGGCTTAGGTTTACGAGAGAGGAAAGCGATGACTGCGAGAATTACAGTCTGGAGCATTTCGAGAAGGTCAGCGTTCATTTTACATTCCTTTGTTTATGGGGAGTCTGCTCACTCCCAGGGGTTATTTAAGAAAGAGGACAGAGGTCGAGAACGGAGCCGAGGCGTTCGCCATCAGCCGAGACAATACCAGTGCTTTCATCCCATTTGCCCATGACCATGATTTCATAATCTGATGGGTGTTTGTGGAGCATTGTTTGGGGATCTTTAGCGGCTGCTTGACAGGCACGAATAAAATCTGGTTTTGACCTGTAAAGTTGCGGTTGAGAAAAGATTTCAGCCTTGGTGTCATAGATAGACCCAATAACGTGAGTTGATTTGATTTCATTTGAGAGTTCCATTTGTTTCCTTTTGGTAAAAATGATTTTCGTCTTTTCGACGAGTGTAATAATCGAGCCGAGCCCTATCGGGCATATGAGCAGGTACACCTTCTAGAGATCGGCTGATTTGTTTTGAAGCGACTACCTTCGCTTCGTAGGTACGTGTGAGATCATCTTGAGACTTGGTTGGGGCAAGAAGTTGGGATGATTCACGCTGTAGTTTTATTTCTGTGAATTTTTGTTCGTCGTTTTTTTTGAGCCACTTGTCGTAGTAGGCAGGGGGGCGCAGCTTTTTCCCAGCAACGTGGCACACGTCATAGTTGTAGATATCTGTCGAATAGTTTTGTACCCAATTAAGCCCAATGGCTGGGCGGCGAGACATGCGAGCAAACTCAGGGTGCACATCATGTGCTTCTCCAGTTTGAGGGTTGACCCGGACGTAATGTTCGGAAGCTTTTTTTCCGTTTACTTTTTTTTGAATGTAGCCAGCTACATATCTTGCGGAATCGTATTCTAGATTTCCGATTTCTGAATGTCCGTAGGTCCAGAGTTTTTCTAGCATAGGAGATCGATAGATTTCGCCCGTAGGCGTTTGTCTGTGTGGGATGCGATCGCTAGAGAAGTCTTCGTTAAAGAGAGCGATATGATAATGGGGACGTGAGAAGTTTTCTCCGTATTCTCCACAGTAGTAGTAGAGAATTTTTTTTCCTTTGAGAGCCTTGCGGAGACGTTTGAGGAATAGGGTAACGTCACTAGGGGCAAGAGAGCCATCAGGAGGAAGATGATCGTCAGCATAAGTGAGAGTAACAAAGCTGTTGCGATCATGAAGGGATGCCTCGTGCATCATGCGCGCTGCCCATGATTCGGCGCGATTGAGGCGGCATCCGATACACTGTCCGCAGGGGACAGTAAGGAACGAGTCTTCCCGTTCCTTGTTTGGAATTTCGATTGGCGTGAAGCATCTGCTCATAGTTCACGCTTAAAGGCGGATACCACCGCGCATTGGTTTGCCGCGCAGGTTTTTGATGTTTGTTTTAGATGCTGTTTTTGAGAAAAGGCGTTTTGAGCCTTTGCTTGAGAGTTTTTTACGGTAAGCCATAGAATTCCTTTTTTAGACACCGATGGTGTCAGTGGGAACAGTTATAACAAGTAAGGTACTGTTCCCAAGACTTATTTGCAATAGGTAAATTTAGGGCAAATTAAGACTAACGCGCTTCGCTTGTTGGGTCGGCGGTGGTGACCGCCCGACCTAGATTTAAGGGAAAACAGTTAAATTTGTTTTCAGGGGATATAAGAAGAGCCCCTAAAAGGGGCTCTGTTGAGGCGAGGTGAAGCTTTTGGGCGTTAAAGGTGACTAGGGTTGAGGCTGAGTGTTTGGCGCGTTTTTCGTCGTTTTATCGTCGTTTTGTGCGCTTTGTGATTCAGTCTGTGTTTTTGTGATAGTCACGATGCCCAATTTTTCAGCTTCAATGAGGTTTTGAGGATCGTCGAGGAACTCGACGAGATTAGCCGGATCGTTTGAGAACCGCTTCCGGAGATGAGCGGGTAAGCCGTCGAAGGCTTGTTGAGCGTTGATTACGTGATTCATAGATTCGCGGAAGTCGCGAAATTGAGAGAAGTCTCCATATTGTCCAGGAGACGTAGAGAGATGATTGAAAGAACCGGTCCTGCGGTATTTTTCAATAATTGAGTTGACGTTTGTCATTTCCTTCATGTGTTGCTGAGTCATGGAAGGAGAAGAGTCAGAGTACTGGACACGTTTGCGTTTAGACATAGATTATCCTTTTTTTGGTAATTTGATTAAAGGTCCGTCAAATTTGTCACGGACGTCTTTATCGAGAACCTTAATTACTGGTTCTCTTTTTTGTGGTTTTGCAGAACTAGAGTTGAAAGTATCAAAGAGTTTTTGAATTATGCGACCGCCTTCGCGATCGAAAGTGTCTTTGATTCCTCGGGATTTTAGCTCGCGCTCTTTGAGGCGGGTATCAACCATTGTTTGCCTTGTTAGAGCGACCTCCTTAGCGGTCTGGGCTGTTTGAAGTTTGGTTGATGATTCCATTTGAGATTCAGCGGTTTGAGCTTGTTGAGCCTGAGTGCGGGCGGCAGAGATTCCAGTGTAGGCTTGAAGGGCAGAATCAGCGAGTCTGGTGCGTGAAGCTGCACCGACTTGAGGTGCTGCTGTGTTAGGCACAGAGGCTCCGCCTTGTTGGTAAGCGAGCATTGGATTTAAGCCAGCCTTTTTCATGTCTGTCATGGCTCGTTGATAGGAAGTGTTGGACATTTGTTCCATCCAGCGGCGATTCATCTGATCGAGTTTGATGTTGTACTCATTAGCCGCTTCCTGGGCGCGGGCGTCCCCAATACCAGGAATTAGGTTAAGAGCATCACCACCCCCGAGAGCATCAAGGGTGGATTTGCCAGTGAAGAGTGAAACAGTGTTGCCGAGAGCTTTGCCGATTGAGCCGAACATACGTTCTCCTTAGAAGTGGTCGACGAGACCCGGTACAGAGTACATAGGCATAGGACGGACACAGTCAAGATCGAAATAAGCATCAAGAATAAGGTCCGGTTCCGAAGGGACGGCAATTACTCGGTCCATAGGAGGGTCTTCCTGAATGAATGTAGAGTTAAGAGCCGGAAGGGAAGCGAAGTCCTGAGCAAGATGCCAGAGATCGAGAGAGGCTGGATCGTTAGAGCGGAATTTACCAGTGACCATGTTTGGCTTGTATTTGTATTCCGCGTATCGCTCTTGGTAGCCGAAGACGTCGTCATCGGCGGCAGTGCCTTGAGCGAAAATTTCCTTATTGAGAACAGCTTGTTCTCCGAGGTGAGAGAGTGCTGGCCAGTAGAAGTCATAGCGGGTTTGGCGAGACCAGAGGCGGTTGAGACCTTGTTGATAGTTAAGGTCTGCTCTGATTGAAGCCAGTCCGATAATGTAGCCATGTTCAGTGGCTGAATAAGAAAAGCGTCCAGCGTCTGAGGAGACAGTCCCGACACCGGCAAGTTCACCTTGAACTTCGGTTGCGGTAGCTGATGTATTTGCGACTGGAGAGATTCCGATTCGGTCCGAAGTGCCTCCGAGATATTCAGGGCGCTGGAGTCTTTGATCTGGTGATACCACGCCAAAGTGTGCGCGAAGAATTTCGGTGTAACGAGTACCGCCGCGCATATCGCGTTCCAAGAGTTTTTGGATTTGGAATGCTTCGCGGATGTCATTAATAGAGGCAGCTGTGGCAGCGGAGAGATCGGCGCGGATATTAGGGTACTTAGTACCGCCAATCGTTTGAGATTCAAAAACAAAATAAGCAGGAGCGGTTGCATCACCAGCTATTTGTCCATCAGCATAGGAAGAAATAGTGCCATCTGATTCGTAGACATTAGCATACGCACCATTATAAGTGGTATTAAATTTACCAATACCAAGAACGGGAGCAGAAGTGCCAAGAGGCAGAAGAACAGCGTCGCCTTTTTGTGGCGTAGGGAGACAGCTTGTAAAGTAGTCATGGCGTTTGCCTCGTCTGAGAAGTGCGAAGTCGCCGACTGCGTCGGGTCCGTCGTCAGTGTTGATAGTGGGAGAAGTCTGTAAGTTTTGATCGCGGAACCACTCTTTATAGATAAGGTTATAGGCGCGAAGAGGAAGTGAGTTTACGTCTATGTTGGCTGCGACAAGAGTCGGCAGTCCCATGTAATCGTAAATTGTTTGGTTAGAAACGTTGTTGATTGTGACTGTTGGCACGAGGTAATCAACGGAGTCTGTTGGGTTATTTTGTTCTCCGTTGAATTTTTGCCAATTGTCCCAAAGTAGTCTTGTTGGAACGAAGAAGTAGAAAGTATCGAGATAGAGATTGTCCATGATCGGCTTTAGTGGTGTTGCCAGTCGTCCGAACACATGCTGTCTCATAATGAATGTGTCCGCGGGCAACACTTCATCTACGAAGATAGGGACTAGGTATCCCGCATCCATTGTTGTGTGAAGGTTGCAGTCTCGTTTGAATTTTGCGCGGGGAATTTCCGCGCGAGGGACGGTGGAGAAATGGGTCTGGTTTGATGAGTGCATACGTTACGCCTTTGGCTTAGGTTTACGAGAGAGGAAAGCGATGACTGCGAGAATTACAGTCTGGAGCATTTCGAGAAGATCAGCGTTCATTTTACATTCCTTTGTTTGTGGGGAGTCTGCTCACTCCCCGGGAGTTATTTAAGAAAGAGGACAGAGATCGAGAACGGAGCCGAGGCGTTCGCCATCAGCCGAGACAATACCAGTGCTTTCATCCCATTTGCCCATGACCATGATTTCATAATCTGATGGGTGTTTGTGGAGCATTGTTTGGGGATCTTTAGCGGCTGCTTGACAGGCACGAATAAAATCTGGTTTTGACCTGTAAAGTTGCGGTTGAGAAAAGATTTCAGCCTTGGTGTCATAGATAGACCCAA